GCAGGTGCTTTTGAAGTAGAAAATACAGATTTGGCTACAGATTTGTCTACAGGAATAGATAAGTTAGTCATAGTTGCGAAGGAGAGTCTTACAGAACTTAGAGACTGGACAGAAGCACAGTTTGATGAGGACCTAACAGTTGATGAACCTAAAGGGATTGCAGAGGTTATTGCAGGGGTATCTGAGGGGAATGCTCTACTAGTGAAAGTGACAAATACTGATAACACCGTTCTATCTGGAATTAAGAAGTCTGTTGAGGATGGTACTACGGGGGGCAAGAAGAGGGAAGAGAAGCAAGTAGATATTGGAAAGAGATTGGGGGACGGATTTGCAGATATTATTACTCAGCAGATACTTAATGATAACGTTAATACTGCTCAGTTAGTCTCCAATCTACTAACAAGTGTGGCTTCACAAGTAATGTCAACCGGTATTAGTACCTGGATCGCAAGCTTTGCGGATGGCGGAATAGTCCCTGGAGGCTTCAGAGCTTTCGCAAGCGGGGGTACTGTTACTAAAGCTACACTAGGCTTAGTTGGAGAAGGTAAATACAACGAAGCGGTAGTACCGCTACCTGATGGAAAGTCAATCCCAGTAATGGGAGCAACAGGTAGTACAGAAAATAATATTACAGTTAATGTTACTTTAAATAGTAATGGAGACAAGGATCAAGGAGATACTACGTCAGATGGGGGAGAGTCAATGAAGAATTTAGGGCATCAACTTTCACAAATAGTACAAGCCGAGTTAATTGAACAACAACGCCATGGAGGCTTACTTAGTAGGTATTAATAATTATGAGAACTAACTTTAATGCTGCAATAGTAGCAAATCCTGATAAAGGAATAAAACTTCAAACTGTCCCTAAGGTGCAGGTGGCCCAGTTTGGTGATGGGTACTCACAACGAAGTGCTATAGGTATTAATAACACATCAGAAACATGGAGTGTAACCTGGAAAAACAGACCTTCAAAAGAGTGTGATAATATAATTGGTTTCCTAGAAGGGTTAAAAGGGCAGCATGCATTTGACTGGTACCCCCCAGAAACTGATGTATCTGGAGAAGCGGATACTGCTGCTGCTTTAAATTTAAGTGCGGCTACTACTACTAATGTACTTATAGACTATGATAAGCATTGGACCGATTTATATTTGGGCGCAAGAGTAGAAGTAGTAGATGAAGGTGGAGCAAATCTACTAAACACAACTGAAGTTATTGATATAGACTATTCCTATGCTACCTCAATAAACTTAGAACCAGCATTGATTTTAAGAGACGAATATTTGGGTGGAGCCCATGGTTACTTTTACTATTTGTACCCAGTTAATAAGTATTTGTGCAAAAAATGGACAAGTCAGATTGTACAGACGGGAGTTAAGACTGTCTCTGCAGAGTTTACGAGAGTTTACGAATTATAATATAGGATAATATATGCCATCAAATACAATAACTGAAAATTTATTCTCTACGTCCCCGGGAGAAATAGTAGACTTATTTGAACTAGATTTAAGTTTTGGGGGAGCTCCGACGGATACCCCTATTTTTAGGTGGCACGCTGGGATTAATGAAAACTTACATGAGATTGTATGGCAAGGGAATAAGTATTCAGCATTGCCAATAGATGCTACTGGATTCGATTGGAGCAGCACGGGAACAATACCCACTCCTAAATTAACAGTAGCTAATGTGACCTCCATACTATCAAGTATGCTCGCAGATTATAATGATTTATTAGGAGCTAAAGTTACTAGACATCGTACTTTCGCCAAGTACTTGGATGAGTACTGTTATACGGAAGGCCAATCTTTGGGGGGCTTCTGCACTGGAGAAAGCAACCCAGCAGACCCAAGCACTAGCGAGGATGATTGCCTAGATGCGAATAAAGGTGGGCTAGGTATTTGGAGCCACTATGATTCTAGTACATGCGAGGCACTGAGCCCTCCGGGTATTTGGTACGCAAATACTGAAGCAGACAGCGAGTCGTATATTGAGCCAGAAATTTGGTATATAGCAAGAAAGTCTTCCGAGAATAGTTTATTCGTAGAATTTGAATTAAAGGCGGGGCACGACATAGCAGGTGTTAAAATACCTGCTAGAAGTGTTCTGCATGATTACTGCCCATGGGAGTATAAAGACGGAATTAACTGCAGGTTTCAGGCCTCTCTTCTGGGCGAAGGAGCCCATTTAGACCTGTATCTAACGCAGACCACAGTAGATACCATTTATTGCCCAGAAAGCTGTGGGGACAATATTGCTGACTGGGGTACATCAATACAAGAAAAACCCATATCTTTAGAGTACCATAATGAGGAGGCTGACTTAACTGTTGTCTCAGAAGATGCATCTCACGTATTATATTCGGTACCATTTATCTTTAGTAGCCCTACAATGCAGACGGAGTACATCCCAAATATATCCGTACCTTCAGATCCAAGTGATGAAGTAGTCTTTGAAGAGGCGGCCGCAGCCTTATATGTACTGTATGATAAGGTTACTTTCGAGTTTAAAGTAAATGGGCCTGGTACTGTAAGTCCAGGGCCCTCCTGGGCGCTGTTGTCTGCAGGTGCAGGATATGTAGCCTCCCCGTCAGTATCCCACCCGTTCCTGCCTGTAGTAGAGCTCAGTGTATTACTAGTCCCGACTACAGTTCAGGATACCCCTGCCAAATGGTTTACACCTACGGAGCAATGGGGGTATTTCGATACCTCCGTCATTTCTACTGGTGAAGCTAAACTTCTTGTGGAGCTAGGAGGAGGGGATGCTTATGTTAATAATCCTGAAGATCCCTCAGTATATGTAACCTATTACGAGGACTCTCTTGAGGCCCCCACTTTTAGTATTAATACTACTATCTCGAATTTTACTAGTACTCCGGCCTTTAACATAGTCACTGTACCACAACATAGCATTCTTGGTGCTTGGGATCTTGATAATGTAGCAACTACAGTGGAGAACGACAGATGCGCTAAAACTCTACCGGCTTGTAAGCTAAGATTTCCAGAAGGTGGTATGGATTTTGGGGGCTTCCCAGGGGCAGGGCTGAAAAGTAACTAATAACAATATAGGGGAAGTATGAAACCTTCGACATTAAAAGACTTTACAGAACATGCTATTACTTGTTACCCGGAAGAATCATGTGGACTTGTTATATTAAAGGGGCTAGAAGAGGAGTACTTTCCTGCTCTAAATATATCTAGTGATCCCTGCAATTCTTTTATACTTAATCCTCTATGTTATGCTAATGCGGAGGATAGAGGTAAAATAATTTCCATATGTCATTCTCATCCAGATACAGACGAAGGCCCCTCGGAGGTAGATAAACATATATGCGTAGAGTCTAGGGTACCTTGGTATGTACTAACTATCCCAGGCCTTAAATTATATAGAATTGACCCGATAATAAAGAAGAGCCTACTAGGCATTCCTTTTAAATACGGAGAACAAGACTGCTACTCTTTTATACGAGATTATTATACTAAGTATCATAACATAGAACTAGAGTATTTTTGTAGTGAAGATGGTTGGTGGGATAGAGGGGAAGAATTTTTCACCCCTAGCAATTTTAAGAGGTCAGGATTTATAGTTTTAGACCCCTCAGTAGAGTTACAAGAATACGATCTATTAGCGTTAAAGATACGCTGCCCCGTAGTAAATCATGTTGCAGTCTACACAGGGGATAATAGTATTATGCATCATTATCATGAGTTATCTAACAAAGAAACGTACACCAAGAATTGGAAAAAACGTACAGTACAACATTTAAGGCACAAATCATTATGTTAAAAACTATAAAATTATATGGAGAACTTGCGGATAGATACGGTAAAGTATGGCACTTGAATGTATCATCTCCCGCTGAGGCAATAAGAGCTATGATAGCCAATAATCCGGGGTTTGAGCAATTTCTATTAGGCGCCACCGATAGAGGAATGGGGTATGTAGTACGTGTAGATAATAATATGATAGGTGAAGAAGAATTAGCGAGCCATACAGGAGCCTCTGTTATTAAGATAATTCCTACACTATTAGGAAGTAAAAAGTGGTTGAAGATTATTGTGGGGATCGGACTAATATATGTTGGACTGTATGATCCGGGCCTCTTTGGGATGGTAGCTGGAGGCACGGTGGCCGGCGCAGTGGTATCCATAGGAGTATCTTTGGTACTGGGAGGAGTAGCTGAATTGTTAGCTGATACGCCTACAATAGAAGATCATGAAACCTATAAAAGTTTTGGATTTGGAGGCCCTGCTACAACTATAAGAGTAGGAGCTAGAGTACCTCTGTGTTACGGGCAACTGGTAATAGGTAGTACCCTTATCAGCCATGATATATCTGCAGAAAGAGTGAATACAGAAGGAGTTGTGTATGTCGTATAATATAGGTATAGAAAGAGTGAATAGAGAAGGAGGTACTAATTATGTCTGGTCCATTTACTAGTTCCGTACAGTTTATCTTAGATGCAGTTGAATCAGTAACTGGAGAAGCCGCAGCAGAGGAGTTACTATCGGTACAGTTTGCTAGTAGTCTTCATTTACTATCAGAAGGGCCTATAGAAGGGTTTGTACATGGACATGAAGGTGGAGATGAGCAGAAGTCTATATATTTCAATGATACCCCTCTAGTAGTAACACAGCCTGATGGAGCTAGCAGTAAGAATTTTGAGGATGTTGTAGTAGATTACAAACTTGGTGAACCGGCCCAACGTTATATTTATACTGCTACCGACGTAGCAAATACTATTGGCGTAGGTGCTCAGGTACAGAATAAGTATCCCGGCCCTATAGTACGAACCATATTATCGAGTACTATTAATGCAGTACGCATAAACCTTAGTACTCCTGGCTTGTTTGACAGCGATAATGATAAAGCGACAATGAATGCTTTTACAGTACAGTATAATATACATGTTTCAAAAAATCAAGGCGGTACCTGGGTAAAAATTAACCCAGATGCGCAACTATTTATTACCGGAAAAAGTAGAAGTCGCTATCAGTGGTCTCACTACATAAATCTTCCCGCGGACTGGACTAATATAACCTCGGTATCTGTTAAGATAACCAGAGTAAGTGATGATAATATAAATGCTAAAAAGGGCAATGATTTATATTGGGATAGTTACACTATTCTTCAGAAACATAAGCTAAATTACCCAAATTCCGCAGTGGTTCAAATGGAATATAATGCACAAGTTTTTTCTGGAATTCCTAAAACGGCTTTTGAGATAAAAGGGCTAAAAGTAAAGGTGCCTTCAAATTATCATCCATACGACCCAGGGCATTGTTCCTCTACAGAGTCCCGTTCACGTAATTCTTGCAGTAATATAGGGGGACTTTGGACAGGAACTGAGGTGAACGATATACTGTATGAGGGGCATTGGGACGGGGAGTTTGTTACTAAATGGACCTGTAACCCTGCCTGGATATTTTTAGATTTATGTACTAATAAGAGATACGGCTTAGGAGGTTGGTTAGAGGAACATATCATAGATAAATGGGGGCTATATGAAATAGCTAGATATTGTGATAATGTGACGGATGATGGGAAGTTTGTAGGGCTACCTGATGGGTACGGTAATTATGAAGCTAGATATAGCTGCAATATGTATATATCCCAAGAAATGGAAGCGTACAAAATCCTAAAAGATATAGCCTCAGTATTTAGAGGGCTAACATACTGGGAACAGGGTAGAATAACTCCTAAAATAGATTCCCCTAAAAATCCTGTTGCATTATTTACTGAATCTAATGTACTAATGGAGGATGGTAACTCCCCCGCTTTTGTATATGAAGGGTCTGGTAAGGATACTAGACATAATGTTATTGAAGTAACTTGGAATAACCCCGATAATTTTTATGCTCCCACTGTAGAGAGAGTAGAGGACGTGGCTGGAATAGCAGAAGCGAGAGGGCAACTAATACCTAAACAGCTACTAGCTGTAGGGTGTACTAGTAAAGCTATGGCTAGACGTATGGGGCACTGGATGTTATATACTGAAAAGTATGAAACTGAGGTAGTAACTTTTCAAACAGGGCTACAGGCATCTAATACAAGACCAGGGGACGTAATAAACATTGCAGATTCTCATAGAACCAATGTAAGGTATGGTGGCCGAGTTTCTAAAGTAAGCACGGGTTCTTTGGCGGGGCATGTTATTGAGTTAGATTCGACAATAGATACAGTAGAAGGCGCCGCTTATACATTATCAATATTGCATAAAGAGTCCTCTTGTACTTCTGGTGGAGAAATCGTTTTAGATTCTAATAGTGCTACTATTACTACCCAAGAAGCTTGTATTAATAATAGTAGTGATAATTCATGGAGCCCTCATACATGGGTAGAGAAAAAGGTTGTAGCTATGGGGGAAGATGTAGGTAGAAATGGTACAGTTATAGTACCTCCACTAACTTACGTGCCTCATACATGTACAGGTTTATACGACGGTCAGGGTGATGCTGTTACTTGGGACGGAGATGCCGTTGATGCTTCCGCTTCGTGTCTACTATTATATGAGGATGACACTGCCAGTATTGGCGCTATATATACTAGGGCGGTAGAGTTAGGTACTTTTACTAGCCCTGTAAAAGCAGGTAGTGTATGGGTACTAGAAGGTGCCGCTGAGGGCACTACCCAACAATTTAGAGTAGTCAACAACACCCCAAAAGATGGGGGCCAAACTTTTACTATAACTGCTCTTAAATACCATGCTGAAAAGTATGGTTACATAGAGAGACAGGAAACTCTTGAGCTAGCCGATAGTTATTCTCTAGCTCCTAGTATAAATAGTGTAGTACCTGAACCTACGAATTTAGCTATTACGGAAGAATTATACGAAGACTCCAGAGGAATGATACGTAATAGAGTACTCTTTAGCTGGTCTGCTCCTACAATTCCAAACACTGAGATACTCTACCCTTACGTATCTCACTATTATGTAGAGTATAGAGTCCTATTTATTGAGGACCAAAACTTAACTGAAGATGGATTAACAATAACAGGAGTATGGCAGGTATTAGGTAACACTTCTACTACTAGTATTTCAATAACAGAAGATATACCAGAAGGACAAGTGGTAGAGTTTAGGGTTAAGACACGGAGGATATACTAAATGATTTTTTCTACTTATGCTAGCATAGCAGCATTGATACTCGGCAAAACGCGACCTCCAGAGGTCATTCCATCTTTAATGATTACAGTATCCGGGGGTAGTGCCTTATCTATAAAATGGGACCCCGTCACAGATTTAGACTTTGAAGAGTACGTTGTAAAGGTTTCCACTACAAATCCAGCACCAGTATGTACATCCGATCCAAACATTACAGATTCAGCTTTGTGCCCTATAGGGGACTGGACCTCAGTATGGGATGATGATGTTGCATCAACAGAGATATTCAGAGGCAAGACTACCGAATTTATTTATACCGGTTTATTACATGCAGGAACAACTTACTATTTTTGGGTAAAAGCTATGGATACCCTGGGCATATATTCAGTGGATACCCAGGATAAGGGGTCCATAGCAACCTCTAGTTTTACTATGAGCGGCCCAATAGTGCCGATCGCTGAATCTGGGGGGGAGGTAGAGAGAGCTATAATTGGTACAGATGTGAGACTTACTTGGGGTAATTCGGCTTCTAGCCAATTTACTACTAATAATACACTTATGGGTAAGTTCAACATTAACATGTACGGAGTATATCTAGGGGGTGAGCTAGTAAAGTCACTTAGTACTAGTCCTGCGTACTTAGAGGTAGACTGGCTAATAGGTGCGCAACCTACTTTAGTAGTAGTAGCATTTGATACCTTCGGAAACTTTACTCCAACCGGAAATATACCAGTAAGTATAGAAGTTGAGAATATTGTCGACGATGCCGGCACAACATTTGCAGAGCAGGTCGTAAATACTAGTGAAATTGTGGGGCCAAATTTTATACTGTCTTGGCTAGCCCCTTTATATACCGGTAGGAATGGAAAGTTACCTACAGTTGATTATATTGTAAAGATTAGCAATGATACTAATGAAACCTTTGAAACTGCGAGTATGCGTATAAATGATGGCATCTCTGTACTAGCGACAACTATACCAATTACATGGGGCGCCAACGATAATATAACCGTATATGTGGCCTCTAGGGATTCAGCAGGTAATATAGGTATTCCAGGTGAAGTATCGGTAGATATTATTAACCCGGGTATGCCAACATTAACATGGGGCTTGTTAGATGGGTTTTTTAATCTAACCTGGGTACAAAGTGCTACTGGCAATCTTCCCATTGTAGAGTACGTTGTATCTGAAAATGATAATATACTTCAAGCCGGCTTAGTAAATAAATACTCCGAACTAGTTGGGTGGCAGGGCGCTAGAACCTTTAACGTAAAAGCTATAGATTCTGCCGGTAATACAAGTAGCTTGATATATGCGCTCCAGAATGTTGCATCTCCCTCCCCAATTACAACTGAGGCCCTTTGGCTTGCTGAGTATGTTGAATCAGAGTATGTATTCACTTGGAATGCAGTACCACTACTAGATACCCAATTACCTGTAACTACTTATCAAATATGGAAGAAGAGTAATTTAGAGGACTGGAAGTATATTAAGAGCGTATCAAACAGAGAAGCCACTATACCTGTCGACTGGAATGAGGTAGACTCTATTCTGGTATCTATTATTGCCGAGGACCAAAATGCTCAAGTAAGTTTGCTAGCAGATTCTGCACAATTTCCGGTGCTCTTTGAGGCACCCAAACCAGTAGAAAATACTACCCATGAGTTTTCAGGTGCCAAAACCTTTGTAGTATCATGGTCTGGAGTAAAAGGTAGCATTCCTATTGCTCATTATGAAGTTCGGGATTCTAATACAGGCTGGGGTAATACCGCTGTTCCCTATCTTAAACAGGGAAACGTTACCCGATATACATCTGATGTAGACTGGGGCGTTTCTTATGGTACTGATAATATTAGTACTACAGGGAGTGCTAATAAAGATTTCTTCATTAAGGCTGTAGATAAGAAGGGGAACTATGGAGATTTATATACTTATACAATAAATGTACCAGATCCATCTACTATGAGTCTTGTTACACAAATAGTAGTAGATAATAATATTATACTTAAATGGGATGATCTGAATACATCCTCCTATGACGGGGATGGGGTACAGATAAAGCCTCTAATAGAGGGTTATGAGGTTCTGACATGCCCAGAAGAATATTGTACTCTAGCTTCGGCTATTACGAATACTGGAGCAGCCAGTACTATTAATGCTACCCTCAGCTCTTTCTTTGAAGTAGGAGCTGGTATATATACATACTGGGTTAGACCAAAAGATCACGCACAAAGGTATGGACCGGCTTCTAGTATATCGGCTCTAGTTAACCAACCGCCTAACTACACATTATTTAATACTTTGGAGGCTTTTGCTACTAATAATCTAAACGTTGAGCCCACTATTACGGCTGGTTTTATACGAGGTACTATCGCTGAAGCAGCATATTGTGAAGGGGTACCCGGGGACCCCGATACTGAAGCTAATTGTACTGGTTCTTGGGTAGAGGATTCTCGCATGTCGGCTATACATGAGTATGTTGATCCTACATCGGGAGAAGTTTTTATGCCAGTAGACAGGTTCGAGAGCTGGGAAGAGCACTTTGATTATAATAATGCCCTTACTATAGAAGATTTAATAAACGAAGCCATTGACGGGCCTGGAGCAATATATCTAGGGGCTATAACTCCCGCTAACTCTGGAGCAAGGGTTGATTTTAATTATCATTTTCAGCAGTGGGATTTAGGAGCAGGAGTGCTAACCACTGCTCAAATTAAAGCAAGCTGGATAAAAGACAAATTAGGTTCGGGTTCCTCTGCACTAACTTCTAATGTTGAGTATTATACTATGTCAGATCTTCCTGGAAATGTAACTATATATAGAGACCAGGGTGTGACTGAACTCGAGCCATATGACGAAAACACAGGTCTCGGGTGGCGTACTATCACTAGCAGTTTGACGGGAACTGCAGTACTTACTCAAGTTCGTTTTATTAAAGCTAAATTCCAATCATCTAGTTCAAGTCGAAATGTAGTTGCTAGAACATCTCTCAGAAAGCATACTATAGATGTACGAGAAGCTACTGAGGGAGGCACTGCTGAAGTTACAGTAGCAGCGACTGGAGTACAGGTAGAGTTCACTAAAACTTTTGCTGATGTATCCTCTATAACTGTAACTGCAGATGGTAAAGGCTCTTGCTCTAATCCTGCATATTCTACTTTACCTGAATGTTGGGGCGTAGGAGCAGACTGGGCCCCAGAACTTACAACAGCAGTATACGACTTTCAGGATATACCAAACCCCACGGAATTTACAGTATTTCTGTTTGATACAAATGGAAATTTAACAACAGGTACATTCTCTTGGACGGCCAAGGGAATTGACGGAAACATAGGAGAATAATTACAATGGCATCTACAGATTGGGATTTACCCATCAACACAACAAATTACACAGAAGTTTTACCGAATATATCGGACAGGTTAGACGAAGCCGCCAGCCAATTTATCGGAACAGGTGATAATGCCGCTACTAATGTCCCAACGGGGGCTATTAAATTTAATAGGACCAATAAGAATTGGGAGGAATGGAGTGGAACTGCATGGTCGGTACTAGTAGGCTCAGGCGAGATATATAGTATCAATGTTAATAAATTAGGAGGGCAACTCTCTGGTTATTACACTAATGCGGGTAACTTGGTTTCAGGTGAAATCAGTAACGTCTTACTCCCGGGCACAATTGGCTCTGTCACTACTACTTTTTTAGGGTCTAAATTTGAAGGCCCCCTACATGGTAACATAAAAAACTCCCATGCTAGTGGAGTTGTTGTACTTAGTACGGGGTCCGCAGCAGACGGCTCCGATGCAACCTTTACAGGTGCTGCAGCTAGTGCTACATCAGCACTTACAGCTGCTGTATCCAACGGTGTATGGAAAGACAACGGTGAGAGTACCGACGCGGTTGTACTTAGTACGGGGGTCGCATCAAACGGCTCCGATGCAACTTTTACAGGTACTGCAGCGAAGTTATCTATCTCACCATTGGCGGCTAATGATGATCCAGACGACTTCTCCCTTATCTTTAGTGCAACTAATTCGGGTTCCCAGGTTCTTAAAAGTGTACCCCAGACTAAAATTACTAAGGTTCTATCAGATTTTGATTTTGATGATGGCACACTTACTGACTATAACTACGGTATCAAATCTTATGCTTTAGTAACCGGGGTAATTGTTGGTAATCTAGCCCCTGATGGGACTGTCACGGGTCTTATGCTACGTCCCAATGCCCTTGGAACGGATAAGGCGGGAATAGTGTATATATACCCTGATTATGGACTTGTTGATGGAAGTGATGGGAATCTTATGATCAAGTACGGAGGACGCATAAGCTTAGTGGGGGGTCTAACTGAGGCTGGCTCTGGAGTAAGATTTGGCAGTTCAGATATTTATACTGACAGTGAGAGTCTCATTTTACAGACAGGAGGTGATCTACTAGTAAACTTAAATGGTTCAAATAACCTACAACTAGTAGGTAGTACTGGTCATCTACATGTAGCTGCCAAAGTGATTGCATACTCTTCTACAATATCCGATAAAAGATTAAAAACCTCTATATCCAATATTTCAGGAGCTTTAGATAAAGTGGCAAAGCTAAACGGTGTAGAATTTACTAGAAAGGATAGTGGAGCTAGATCTGCTGGGGTTATTGCTCAAGATGTAGAAAAGGTACTGCCACAAGCTGTAACAGAAGAGCAGCTACCTCTACATGCAGATAATGAAGTATTTAAAACTGTGGAGTATGATGCTTTACACTCCTTATATATTGAAGCCATTAAAGAACTTAAAGCTATAGTGGAAAAACAAGCAGTACAGATAAAAGACCTACAAGGTGCATAAAAAATTTATGTCTTGACTTTTTTGATGGAATTTGATATAATAACATATATAGAAAGGTCATTAAAATAATTTAGTGTACACCTTTTAATCAGTATAAAGCGCGCAGGCCTAAAGTGCCTATGTGCAAGGTTTTTTAATAAGGAATTTATTATGGCAGCAGGCACGTACAATCTAAATATTGAACAGGGCTCTACCTGGGAGCTAGGACTAGCTGTAGATGTTACTGAAGGGAACGACTTGAATCTAAGTGGGTTTACTTTTGCATCAAAATTGGCAAAATCTCACTATGATGAAAACCCTGTGTCTATGTCTGTGTACCTAATTAATGCAGCAGAGGGTAGATTTAAACTATCTCTTACAGCTGAACAGACAGGCCAATTAGACCCTGCATATGAATATATCTATGATGTAGAAATTACTAATGGGGCGGGGACTGTTACTAGGCTACTACAGGGACGTGCTACTATATCTGCAGGAGTTACCTCATGAGTGTTGTTGTATCTATAACTGAAACTACGGGTAATACTATTACCGTTACTACAGATGAGGTAATAGTTACTACTAGTTCTGCAATTGTAGGAGTAGCAGGAGACATTCCTTTTAGCCCTGTGGGCACTCTTACAGCAACAAATTTACAAGATGCTTTGCATCAAATCGCGGATCAAAAATTCGTACAACCAGCGGCACCTGCTGCAACAGACGCAAATCTCGAAGAAGGGGATTTGTGGTATAACACAACTGATAATAAATTGATGGTGCATAGAAGCACTGTCTGGGAAGAGGTAATAATCTCTGCTCAATTATCGGAAAGTTCAGATGCTTCAGAGTATTCTGATGTAACTTTAAATGGAGGTTACTTTTAAATGGCAAATATAATTAAAATTAAACGCGCTCTGAGTGCAGAGAGTACAGCACCTAGCTTAACTGAGGGCGAATTAGCCTTTAATGAGTATTCAGGTAATGGAGAGCTCTATATTGGAACATCTGGTTCAGGTGTCACAACTATTGGTGGTCAAGAGTTCATTGAAGATACTGTCGGAGCAATGGTTACCGGAGCAAATTCAGGACAAGCAGGCCTTAGTGTCACATATGACGCTACTAATAATAAGCTAGACTTCGATGTTAATGATCCTACTATTACGGTAGATGGTGTAGTTACAGGTACTGTAACGCTAACCGATTTAGGGAACGCTACCCTTACCACTTCAGCTAATATTAGCCCAACTCTTCTATTTAGTGGAGATATCGGAGGCACCGCTACATTTACTAACTTAGGCGATGCTACGCTTTCTACTACTATTCAGACTAATGCTGTACAAAGATTAATGGTAAATACAGATCTTATCACAGGACAAACAGCTCTAGCTGCAAATCCTGATCCAGATAATGACTATGTATTAATTTATGATAATTCTGTAACTGCATATAGAAAAATCCTAACTAAGTATCTTGGTGCTAATTCTCTGGCTGAAATGGATAATGTTGGGTCTGATACTACAACTGCCGGTAATTTACTGATTGTAAATGCGGGTGCAGATTCTTGGGAATCTATCGCAATGTCTGGGGATGTACTTATTAGTTCAACAGGTGTCGCAACTATTCAAGCAAATTCAGTAGCTTTAGCTACTGATACAACAGGTAATTTTGTTGGTTCTGGTGCTGTAGATGGTGTAGGACTTTCAGGTTCTTTAGCCGCAGAAGGCGGAACGTTTACGGTAACTTCAAATGCTACTGCTGCTAACACAGTTTCTACTATTGTATCTAGAAATGGTTCAGGTAACTTTGCTGCAGGTACAATTACAGCAGATTTAACTGGTAACATTACCGGGGATACTAGCTTA